CTTCTCAACTCTATGAACTGATTAACTGATATTTCTTTCCAATTACTCGGAATCATTCAAGATAGTTTCTGTGTTTCCTGTGATAGTTGCGATAACTTCAGAGATATAAGGAACGGCTAATTCAGCCTTTTGCTTCTTGAATAAACTTGACTTATGTTTAATGTGAGCATTAGAATAGTGTTCTGTTCTTGTTAGGTCTGTTCGTTTGAATAGGATAGCTAGAGTATCAGCACTAAAGTTAACTAGATTCTTTTTATAAGCCTTTTCTATTAACGCTAAATCTTTCGCTCCTATAACGTCTTTAGTCTCATAAGTGAAACCATCTATTTCAATAGACCTAACCTTGTCACCTATTTTGGGTGTTACATTCCACTCATTAATAACGGCTGTAAATTTCTCCTTGTCATAATCGTCAAAGGTTTCTTCTGGCACTCCTAAGTATTCAAACTTAGCTAACCACTTTTCAACGCTGTCAAGTTCTTTACTTGCTTCTAGGTTGTTTAACTTGTCAAATTGCTCTACTGTCAATTCGTCTAATTTGTTTGGAATCTCTATTCCTTCAATATTAACCATAATAAATTTTTTTGCAATATACAAAAATAATTTAACTTTTTATAAAAAACCGTTAATAATTAAACCAAATAGAATTAATGGACGAACTACCGATTTATGACGCTTCAATAGACCCCGAATTTCAAACGGGAGAAAATGAACTAGGAATTGATATGATAGCTTTTACTTCAGACCCTGCGATAATGGTTAAAGGTATTGCTTTTAAATCACAAAAGAAGAAGCACTTTGCAGACGATAAGAAATACCGTATTACTGCACCTGCTATGATTCCGATGGACATTTATAGAAACGATGAAGATGGAGAGTACGAGGTAAGGTTTAAGAATGACACTATAGATGAAATGCACAAAAAGTTCATGTCTAACTTAAACAACAAAGAGTTATTCAACTTAGAGCATTCAGAAGAGGTTGTGCCTGCTTACATTCTTGAAGCGTGGATAGTAGAGAACCCAAAACAAGATAAAGCCTTTTCAACGTTTGGTATTGAAGTGCCACAAGGTACGTTGATGGTTACAGCACAAATTACAGACAAAGACTATTATAATTCTTTAGTAGAAAATGACCAAGTAGGTTTTTCTATTGAGGGGTTTTTAGGGTTGTCTATTCCAAAGGAACAATTAAACAAATATAGTATGAAGTTACCAGATGGTGAACACACAATCGATGGGAGTATCTACACAGTTGAAAACGGTGAGATAACTAACGTTGTTGAGGTAGTAGCAGAAGAAACTTCAGTTGAAGAAGAAGTAGTTGCTGAAGTTGAGGTGGAAGCACCTGTAGCAGAAGTAGCTATGGAAGACGAAGAAAAAGAAGATGAGGAAGTTGAAATGGCTGACGAATCTGAAGAAGAGGAAAAAGAAGAAGAAGTGGAAATGGAAGTTAATCCAGAAGCTGACGCTGAAGCAATCCTTGCAATCGTTAATCCTTTGATTGAGGAAAAAATTAATGCAGTTCTAGAAGTAATTGCAGATTTACAAAATGAAATGGCAGAAGCAGGCGAAGTGCCACAGTCTGAAGATGCTGAAGTTAATATGAGTGGTCACGTAGGTTTCTCTAGATTCGCACAAGCGTTCAGAGAACAAAATTAAATTTAGTAAAATGGCTAAAAAGTACAAATTTGATTTAACGGTTGATTCAACAGCGTTACTTCAAGCAAACCCAACAGAATTCTATTCTAGACTTTTCGGAATGGAAAACGCTTCTAGCAACTACAGAATGTTGACTGGAATAAAAAACAAAACAAAAATTGCTAACGTTCTTTTTGATGAGATTACACAAGATTCAGCGTGTGACTTCTCTGCAACGGATGCTACAGTTTCAGCTATTACAGTTGATGTATGTCCTTTGATGATTAATGCAAGTGTTTGTCAATTCGAGTTAGAGTCTTCTTGGCTTGCTGACGAAATGGCAAAAGGTTCAAACTCTGATTTCACAGTAGCGTCTTTCATGACTTACTTCTGGGAACAGATGGCAAACAAAGCACACGAAGAATTTGCAGTATTAATGTGGCAAGGTGACACAGCAGGAGCAACTTCTACTTATCTTGACCTTTGTGATGGATGGTTAAAGCGTCTTTGTGGACTTACACCAATTAGAGCAACACAAACTACAGTCACAACAGCTAACGTAATCGCAGAGATGGGAGAATGTTTACAGTTACTTCCTTCAGAGGTTCAGCGTTCAGTGGCTCAATTCAAAGTATCTCAAAACATCGCAGACGCTTATAGAATTGCTACAGCTTCTACGAACACAATCACTAACGTAACAGAAGAGTTAGCTCTTACTTACTTAGGAATTGAGATTTCAGTTGAATATGGTTTACCAGATAACACAATGATTTTGGCAGACCGTAACAACTTTATCTGTGCAACTGATTTAGAAGGAGATATGGACTCACTTGATATCGTAGACTTCTCTAAAACAACTCTTGATAGAAGAATTGGAGCAAGAGCAGATTACAAGTGTGGTTTCTACATTACGAATTCAGAGCAAATCGTATTCTACGGAGACTGTACAGCATCATAATATTCACTTTAGAACGGTAGAGGTTAGAAAGCCTAGCCTTTACCAATCTAAAATCTAAAACTTTATACCGTGGCGTGTACTACTTTAGAAGATATAATTAAGGGATGCGATAATAACATCGGTGGAATTACTGCTGTTTATGTAAACGACCAGGATAACATTACTACAGTTACTGAAGACACAGCGACTTGGGAAGTTACGGCGATTACTCAAACATCAAGATTCCAAACATTCCAATTTAGAAGAAACGTTGGAAACTTTACAGAAGATTCAGCGATTGACTTAATAAACGGCTCTAGCTATATTACACAAGTAATTAACTTGATGTTACATAGAAGAGAGGCAAGCGTATCAAGAGCATTAAAGATATTAGGGGAAGGACAAAGAGACTTAGCTATTATCGTGCTTGATGCAAATGGTAAGTATTGGTTATTCCAAAACGCTCAACTAACAACATTGGGTGAAGGTTCTGGAACGGCTAAGGCTGACGGTTCTAAATACTCTGTAGCATTTACAGCAGAGTCAGAATTTCTAGCGAAAGAAGTTGATTCAACTATTATTTCAGCATTGTTAGAGCCTATTTCATAGGAACTAATAAACAACCTAAAGACCCTCACTTAATCGGTGGGGGTTTTTTGTTTTAAAATAAATACACTATTAAACCAAATAGTTATAATGATATACATAACACAAGGCGAAGTAAACGAGATAGTGTTAACACTTACAGAAAGTGCAACTATAAGCGACCCTGTTTGGTTGTTTAAGTTTACATGGGAAACAGACGTTAACGATGTAGACCCTTTATATTGGATTGGAACAGATACTAGCTCTTATACTTACCGTTACAATCTATTCACACTAGACGAAGGAACAGACGTTACATTTAGAATAGGACAATATGAATACCAAGTTTACGAAGCACCAACAGGAAGTACACCAGTTAACGAAGATGGGTTAACTCTAGTGGAAGAAGGACGTTTAGTTATGGCAGGAACAGCATCAACAATTTATGATTAATGGGATTACTAGGAAAATTTAAAAATAACAAGGTAGAAGCTAAGATAGTAGGAGATAACTACCAAGCATTTAGCACGCCATTTATTCAAGTACCACAGGGTAACTTATCTTTACCTTTTATCTATGATGGATATAGGGGTAGAAACTATGTGCCTTTTGGCGAAACCAATTTATTTCCAAGCGTAATTGACCAACTTTACTACACAAGCCCTTTGCATGGTTCAATAGTGGACTTCAAAGTTAATGCTTCTATTGGTGGTGGTTATGAAATAGACACTAGCCAAATGGATGCTAAAGAGAAAGTAGCTTTATACGGCTTTGAAAAGAAAGTAAACCTAGACAAGATTCTAAAGACTATCTGTGAAGCTGAGATTCTACACAACAGAGTTTATTTTAAAGTTACAATCAAGAACGGTAAGGCAAGTAAATACGAATACATTCCAAGTGCGAAAGTAAGAACTAACAAAACAAAAGATATTTACACTATCTCTGACGATTGGAGCAGAAACGCTAATGGCGAAGAGTTGTTGCCTTACGATAAAGACTGTGTAGATGGTTGTTATATTTTATGCTTTGAGAATATGACAACAGGACAAGATATTTACCCTGTACCAAGGTACACAAGTGCGAATAACTTTGCTTTTTTAAGTGGAGAACTTTCGTACTTATCAAAGAGTAACATTCAAAATGCGGTGTTTCCTAGCTTTGCTATTAAGTTCCCTAAGAAGCCACAGAATAACGAAGAGTTACAACAGATAAAAGACACTGTGAATAAGATGAAAGGCGCAGAGAACGCAGGAAAAGCGGTTGCCTTCTTCGCCAACAATAAAGAACAGTTACCAGAGTTAGACCCTATTCCAGTAAATAACAACGATTCTTTATTCCAAGAGGCAAGCACATTAAACACAGAGCAGATATGTTTTGCACATACTATAGACCCTATCTTGATGGGAGTAAGAACAACAGGAAGTTTAGGAAGTGGAAGTGATATTAAACAAGCATACGTTATATTTGAGAAAAATGTTATTATTCCTTTAAGACAACGAGTTGAAGATATAGTAAATACAATGCTTAAACTAAG